TTTACAAACTACAAGATTTGTTGGAATTGACCAATATGCAAACACATATAAGGCACTTTCACTTAAAGGATTTAGAATTAGACAATCATCTTTACCAGATGGTACTGAAACTAGACAAAATACGATATTAAATCTTGTTGCTAAAGGTACACCATTATTTAAGGCAATTACAAACAAAGAAGCAATTGACTACAGATATTTAATTGATTCATTTGGTCTTGGATTAACTGAGAAATCAAAACAACAATTAGTTGATATTTGTGGTGAGAGATTAGATTCATTTGGTTTCTTGAACATGCCTTCTTTAAGACAATTCAAGAACTCATCATCACCAAGCTTTGTAAACGCAGAAGGTGTGTTACAATTAGAATATGTAGCTAAAGGTGGTGACCCAGAAAGTAGTCCAGCATTCCTTTACTCATTCGGTGACGGAGCAGGTTCTACTTGTGTTGGTTACTTCACACCTTATGTTATAGTGAATGATAATGGTCGTCCAGTTGAATTCCCTCCTTCATCATATGTTGCAACAACATATATGAGAAAACACGTATCGAATGTTGGTAACGTTACACCATGGACAATCGCAGCGGGTGTTACAAATGGTAGAATAACTGGTATTACCGACTTAGAGATGATGTACACACCAAGTGATATAGAATATCTAAATCAAGCTCAAATGAACCCATTAGTGTTCAAGAGAAATAGAGGATACGCTATTGAAACTGAAAATACAGGTCAAACTCTTTATAGATCTGCTCTTTCTTACATCCACGTAAGAGAGGTGTTGATTGAACTTGAAAGAGAATTATCAAGAATGTTGTTAGACTTCCAATGGAAATTTAACACACCAGACATAAGAGCTGAAATTAAGTTAAGAGCGGACGTTATCTGTGAAACTTATGTGGGTAGAAATGGTTTATATAACTACTTCAATAAGATGGATGATGAAAACAACACACCTGAGATTATTGATAATCAAATTGGTGTACTTGACACATATGTTGAACCAATCAAAGGTATGGGTATTATTGTTAACAATATTACAATACTTAGAACAGGAGCAATTAGTGCTGGTGGATTCATCAACTCATAAAACTAATAAAATTAAAGAAAACCCTCAAAATTTGAGGGTTTTTTTATTTTGAACTAAACTTATAATCAAAATTATTTTATAATAGAGGAGATACTTTATCTAATATATAAAAAAAATAATAAAAATTATTATGTCAGAGAATAAGAAACAAGAGATGTCGGAAGAAGATTACCTAAAAAGACACCTTAGTGATTTAGAAACAGGAAAAAAACAAGCAGAGGCTGCCGCTATAAGTTCGGATATTCCTTTTGTAACACCAACAGTAGAGTCTAATAGAACTACTGACTTACAATTCTTTAATATGGATGTAAGAGAACTTCCTTGTGGTGAGTTTTATCCTACTGGTACACTTTTTATGGTTAGACCGGCTCAAGTTAGAGAGATTCAGGCTTATTCAATGGTTGATGATAATAACTTCTATGATATCATTGAAAAGATGAATGATATGATGCAAGCTTGTGTGAGAATTAAATATCCTGATGGTAAAATGGGTTCATACTTAGAAATTAAAGACCAAGATAGATTATTTCTTATTTTCTTAATTAGAGAACTTACTTTCCAACAAGGTAACTCTCTTGTTGTAAATACAAAATGTACTTGTGGTCAAGATATTGGAATTGAATTAGGAAGAAAGAACTTTGTTACACATGAGATCGATGATAAGTTAGAGAGATACTTTAATCTTTCTACTAAGTGTTATAATTTTAAGACAGTAAATGGTAAATTCTTTGAATTAACTCCTCCAAATATTGGATTACAGAAAGCTTTTACTGATTATATTATTAAAGAAAATAATGAGAAAAGAACACCAAATTTGGCTTTCTTAAAAATTATTCCTTTCTTAATGCCTGGTAGAAGTTCTATTACATATGATGGAATTAAAGCTAAAGTAAAAGAATTTGAGGAAATGGATGACATCTCTTTTCAGTTCTTAAACTCAGCTGTTACTAAAATGACATTTGGTATCAAAGAATTGAAGAAAACATGTGAGTGTGGTGAGGAGGTCCACACGGATATGCAATTTCCCACCGGAGCCTCAGGTATTTTCGTTATTCACGATGCCTTTGAAGCATATATTAAAGAATAAATTGTTACTTCAAAAGCACTTTCATCTTAGAGAAGAATCTATGGACTTGTGGCCATTCTGGATGTTTGAGGAAAACATCAAATTGGTCAATGAGATTGTTGAAGAGGAAGATAAAGAAAGAAAGAAACAAGAAGGTGAACAATCTAAATCTATGCCAAACTATGATACTGGTTCAATGATGAGAAATGCTTCTAATGTTGGAAACTTCAGTATGCCAAGCTTCTAAAATAAATCATAAACTATTTGAAAATAAAAAAACCACCAATTGGTGGTTTTTTTATGTTATATAATTTAATTATTAATCTAAAGTATATCCAGAAACAAGTTGAGGAATGATACCATTTCCTTGGTCAATGTACTCATCAATGAAGTAATCATAAACGAAGTCAGCTGGTACGTTTTCAATGATGTTGTTAGAAGACCAGTCAAGTGAGTAACCACCAAGTTTAGTGATTTGTACGTTTTGGAAAGTAACACGTCTTAAAACGATACCTTTTTTATCGTGTTGGTTAACGATGATTGTACCGATGATATCACTTTTGTAGTGAAGAGCACCGTTTTGAGAGTTGAATACTAAATCGTACCAAGCTTTTAATGTATTCCAAGTTTCCATAGAACCCTGGTTATTAACATTCACCTGAATCGGAATAGATAATGTTCCGTCTGTTTTTGTAGGTGAAGTCATAAACATTCTTGTTGAATACTTAAATCTTTGTGTTTTAGCAGCAACGTCAAACTCAGTTAAGTTTAAGTCAATTTTTGTCGCGTTTTGTAGTAACAAAAATGGATCTCTATTTTGAGCTGTCAATAAAGTCGGTAAGATGAAGGTAACTTCAAAAAGGTTCAAGTATACTACTTCATCCGGAAACGTACCTGGTCCACCCGGTGTTTTATTGGTTGTGACTGTGGTAAAATGTGGTAATGGCATCTTATTTCTATTATTTTTTCTTTAACTTGTTTGACAAATTATAAATTATATATTTTATTCTAATTTGTCTCTACCTAGTTTATTGTATATATTAGTTATGAAAAGTGATTTTTTTCTAAACTATAACTAAAAATATCGATATAAAAAGAAAAATTTCAATATAATGAAAGTTTTTATGATTACAGATACTCATTTTGGGGTTTATCTAAATAATTTAGATAAGTGGCTAAATATGATGGAGTCTACATTTTACGAGTTTGTTATTCCTTACTTAAAGGAAAATGCTAAAGAAGGAGATATTCTGATACACTTAGGAGACCTTTTTGATAATAGAACAAGTTTACCTATTATCGTGTTAAATAAAGTTGAGAAAATTCTAAAAGAATTATCAGATATTATACCAATGCATATTATGGTTGGTAATCACGACCTTTGGAATAAAGGTTCTAATGAAGTTAACTCAGTTAGACTTTATGGTTATATAAATCAGAATATTACGATTTATGAGTCTACTACCTCATTAAATGTTGGTGGTCAGAAATTGGTTTTAATGCCGTGGGTTGAGAAAAGAGTAGATATGATTAATGAAATAACATCGAATCCAGGTGATTATTTATTTTGTCACTCAGATTTAAATGGTTGTCGTATGCACTTAAACTCTGTTGCTCACAGAAATGCTGATAAGATAGATGTTGAGAATTTTTCTGGATATAAAAATGTCTTCTCTGGTCACATTCATATTCGTCAAATTAACAATAATTTTATGTTTATCGGTTCACTTTATCAAATGGATAGAAATGATTATGGTGACCAAAAAGGTATCACTGTTTTAGACTTAGATACTGATGAAATTGATTTTATTCATAACACCTACTCACCAGTCTTTAAGAAGGTAAGAGTTGTGAATGAAGATGATGTTGAAGAGTTAGAACAATTAAAAGATAGTAAAGATTATATTGATATTGCTATATCGAATAGTTTATTAATTAATAATAGAAAACTCAGAAGAAAGTTAGAGATTCTTTTAGAAAAGTCTAATTTTGCTTCGGTTGAATATATTGATGATATCACAAAAGATTTAGTTGATGGTGAAGAATTGAATGAATCTCAGGAAGTAGATGAAGATAATTTAGATATTTCTATCAACTTAGACTACGAGGATTATATAAAGGAATATATTCTTAAACAACAATATGATAATAGTAAGTTTAAGAATGGTATTTTAACCGAGTTTGATGAGATAATAAGAATTTATAACGAGAATTACAGTTCCAAAAAAGATTAATATGATTGCCTTAGAAGTTTTTGACAGATGTATGTCAAATAAACCTTACACAACTGATTTTAGAATCTATACTAAGAAATATTTACAAAAGACAGTAAAAGAATTAGAACAAATAGACGAGTTTGAGAAATGTATTAAACTTGTCAAGTATATCGGTGAAAGGTTTAATCACGAACTTAATTACTCAGCTTTTGAAGTCTTATCTTAAGGTCACGATTTCCTTTTATCAACCTATGATAAGAACCCATTGGTATAAATACTTCACCTTCTATTACCTTTGGTAATTCGTTATCTATTTGTATTTTCCAGTCTGTGGGTTCAATCGATTCAATTATCCTATCTTCTCTATCACGGTGCCACATAAACTCACCAGAATCAGTATTTTGATTGAATACTCTGATAAATTCATTATCACTTAATTTAGTTTCTTGAAAAGGAAGTATCATACTTTAAACTTTGTTTTATTTACCAATAACCAGGATATGTCTTACCTCCAAACAAATGACCATATTTGTTAATTCTACAAGCCCAATATCCAGCTTTAGTTTTATCTTTCTTCAAATGACACTGATGTCTAGCAGCAAATGACTTTCTTGCTTTAGGATTGCTAACTTTAGCTGTTAATCCACCATGAACATCACCAAATGATATCTTTTTAACTTTTCCGGTTTTAGGATTTTTAACATAAACGTAGTACTTCTTAGTACCACCACGCATTGGATAATTTAACTTAACTTCTTTGCCTTTATACTCAGCTTCATTCACTTCTATTACATTCTCCATTGGTAAATCTAACGGAACCAATTCTCCATTGAAGTAACCAAATTTACCGATTTCGGTAGATTCATAAATTTCTTTATCAATAGAACATAGATTAACTTTTCCAGTATCAAATAATTGACGAGCTTCTTTTATAACATTATAAAAAGCTTCTGATCCAGGTCTGAATATATTTTCAGTGATAGGTTTGTTATTATCTAAATGGTATTTAAGACTTTCTGAGAAAAGAACATTCATAAAATCTCCTACTGATTTAACATCTGATTCGTCGCAAACACATTTAGAAGAAACTCTATCACATGCGTCACAATAGTCTTCTAATTGGTCACACTCGCAATCATCACAACCACACTCACAATTCTCTTCACCTGAACAATCATCACAACATCCACATCCAGTCAATTCACTTTCTTCATAGTCTCCTTCGATTTCTTCATCTTCGTCTGAAATTTCATAATCATTATCACACTCTATAGTATCCACATGGTCTATATTGACAGTTATAAAAGATTCAAACTTTTCAACTTTATCTAAGTTTTTCTTAAATTCTTTTTCAATTTTCTCTTGGTCATCAATTGATGTTTTAATAGACGGTTTTTCATCTTTAT